GTCGTCTTGGCGGACCAGGTGGATGGAATCGTCTCGATTGGTGCGCGGCAGTGCGTCGGCACGGTCAATTCGCCCCGTCCGGCGCTTGTGCTCGGCGAGGCTAACTACGTTGCTCATGTGACCCCTCATGCGCAAGCTTTGAGTTTTGGCCTGCAGTTCTGAGGTATTCACTTAACTCTGATGGGGTGCTGTATTAACCCCACGTTAGACGGATGCTGTGTGGTCAGCCGCACTCGAGGCAAATGTGTCTGCCAGCCGGGGCGAAAAAAAGCCCGCTAGCGCGGGCCCAGTCTGATCGTAGAGGTGTCAACGGGTTTTTGCCCGTTTGTTGCGTACCGGCACAGGATCAGGCTCCCCGCCGTGTATCTCCCGCGCGCCGCTGTCCCGCCTGACTTCTGGGCTGTGGGCCAGCCTGGGTTGGAATAGGGCGAAGTCGCCTGTAGCGCTTGCTTCCTGCAACACGCCGAGCAATTGGGAAAGGACTGCACTGGGCAGCTTGTGGATCAGTGCCTGGGCCGCCTCGAGTTGTGCGGCGCGAACACGTTCCTCGATCGACAAATGCGAATGCGCTGCGGCTAGAAATGCTGCGCTTCCTTCGGTCGGATCTGCCGGCGCCTCGGGCGGCGCATCTCCAGGCCCTTCTGCCAGCCAAGTTGCCGGCACGTTGAGCGCCGCGGCGATCTTCTTAATCGTGCCGAGTTCTGGAGTGTCGGTCTGGCCCTTGAGGATGCGATTGATCGTCGGCTGCGGGACGCCCGTCATCCTGGCGAGAGCGCTTTGGCTCTTCACCTTCCGGGTTTGCATCAGGCGATCAAGGCGGGTTGCGATTGTCATGTTTCTCGATATACGGCGGCGAATAGCTACGGTCAAACAGCTATTCATGTGCGCATTGACAAGCTATGCGGCAATGTATAGTCTGGAGGGCATGGACAAGACCCACCAAGTCAAGCTTGCCGAACTGAAGGCTCACACCGGGATGAGCGAGGTAGCCCTTAGCCGCCGCCTGCAAATCTCCCAGCCGACGGTCAACCGGATCCTGAACGGCCAAGGGGACTGCAAAGGCAGCACCTTGGTCGCAATCGACCGGATGTATGTCGAGGTGTTTGGCCGGCCGTTGGCCGCCTGATTAATTTCCGCTCTGGCCGTCTTCCAGTGCTTGTGCGATGCGTTCCAGTCGCGCAAGGAGTTCGCGCGTCGCGCGAATGCAGTCCTGAAGTGCAGGGCGCTGGTCAGGTGGGAGGCGGCGACCGCGGTGGGGTTTGCCTTTTCCAGTGGCGAGCCATTGGGCAGAAACGCCGAGGGCGCGCGCAATGGCTTCGGTGTGGCGGCTACCGGTCGCATTGCGGTTCGGATCCGCGAGGTACTGGATGGATTGGTACTCGACGCCGACGAGCCGAGCCAGGGCGCGCCGAGAGGTCGGCGGATCTGTCTGTTGCATGGCCCAGCGGAGGCGTTCGGCGTACGTGTACATGCGGTCGAGTGTGTCATTGCCTCTGTGCAGATGTGTCTGTGTTTTGCCGGTAGAAGCTTCTGCCGGGCTGGGCGAAGTGATCGCCTGGCAAAAAAATTTTCGGTTCCGCGCGACCGTGGAAGCAACCGTGGAACCGATTGAATTTCGCAATCAGGAGAAGAAGAAATGCGGGTAGCCGATCAGTCTGAAAGTGGCGCCAGTAAAGCGATTCGTGGCCTTTACGTTGAAGGGAAGGGGCGGTTTTTTCCAGACGAGGCGATCGCCAGCTGCAGCAGCTTTCGAGACGCGTGCGCGCTGGCGTGGGCGAACCGCGCAAATCCTGATCTGACTTTCCAGATGCTGGCGGTGCTGGCGGGGCTTCAGCACCAGCACGTGGGCGACTACTTCAACCGGGACGAGCGCACCGAGAAGGGCCATCCGCGCCGCTCGTTGCCGGCCGAAAAGCTCGACGCGGTCGAAGCGGTGCTCGGCAACCGGATTCTGAGTCAGTTCCTGATGTACCGCGGGGCGCTGACCATCATGGAGGCGGTACTGGCTCAGAGGGCTGCATGAAGGATGCCGAAGCACTGAAGGCGATCGACGTGGCCACCAGAGCCATGCAAAACGCGCTGGAGACGAGTGGGGGTGACGACGTACGCCTGACGAAGGCGCTGGCGGAGTCGATGCAGGACCCGGTGGTGGCAAGGGCGTTCAGGACGGTCGGCTACCTCACCTCGATGTCAGAGATCAACACGAAGCACTGAGGGGCAGACATGTACGAAATCATGAGCCGCGCTGCGGTGCGTGAGCAGGGCGCAGAAGCGTTCCGGCGGGGCAGCGCGGCGGTGGACAACCCGTACATGCCCGGTACCGACGCCCACCTTGAGTGGAACGCCGGATACAAGGACGAGAAGTACAAGCCGACCAGACAGCAGGCGTAGGGGAGAGGGCATGCACACACAAGTCGCGCACACCAGCATCCGGACCTACCGGGACATCAAGAAGGACGGCACTCTCAGTGCCAGGCAGCGCCAGGTGATGCTGGCGATCCAGCCGTACCCGGCGGATTACTCGCTGCAGGAGTTGTGCGAGCTGACCGGGCTGCCGGTCAACATCGTCAGTGGCCGCGTCAATGAGCTGCGGGAGGAATTGGGCGAGTTGGAGCGAGCACCGGCGCGCAAGTGCCGCATCACTGGCCGCACGATTCGCCCGGTACGCCGGCCGCATCCGCAGATGGGGCTGTTCTGATGCAGGTCGTCGTCATTGCGAACGGCAAGGCCGTCCGCGTCAACCCGCTGCTGCACCCGGACCTCCTGTGTCACGGCCAGCAGTGCTATCTCCGCTTTCCCGGCATTTGCCGCAACAACCCGGACACAGTGGTGCCGGCTCATTCCAACCAGCTGAAGCACGGCAAGGGGAAGGGCATCAAGGCGGACGACCGCATGACGGTGCCGGGCTGCTTCCAGTGCCATGCCGAGCTTGACCAGGGTGGACGCTTCACGAAGGAACAGAAGCGCCTGCGTTGGGACCAGGCATATGACCGGTGGGCGGCTTACCGCCTGAAGAAATTCGGCGTGCCGGCGGCGCGCATCGAGGAGGCCGCATGACGGTGTTACCTGAACCTTTGACGCCGCCTGGCTGTGACCTACGTGACTTCCCGTTTCTTCCAATCGACATCGCTCGCCTGTTTGGGTCCGAATTCCACGCCTTGGCGAACGACTCGGAATGGCGGGCCGGGATCACCCTGTGGCTCAAGTCCTTCCATCAGGTGCCCGCGGCATCCTTGCCCGATGACGACGTCGCACTGGCGCGCCTGGCTGAGCTTGGCCGGGACATCAAGACATGGAAGCGGCTGCGCGACCGCGCCCTGCATGGTTGGATGAAGTGCTCGGACGGTCGTCTCTACCACCCCGTGGTGGCGGAGAAGGTACAGGAGGCATGGAAAGGTAAGCAGGGGCAGCGCGCCCGTACCTGCAAGGCGCGCATCAATGCCTTTCTCACCCGTCTGTCAAAGGCTGCTGATGCGGTGGATTTTGCCCACATTGAGACCCTGATTACCTCGGCTCTACAGGAACTGTCACAGCATCTGCCACAGGCTGAATTTCAGTCAGTCACAAAGTCTGTCACAGACTCTGTGACTGAAACCAAGAGAAAGAGAGAGGGAAAGGGAGAGGGAAAAGAAAGTATTTCCGTTCCTGACGGAACGGGCGGCCAGCCGCCTGCCATGACCGCCGAGGAGCGGACGAAGCGAGAGCTTTGGCGGGCAGGGAAGTCCCTCCTCCGTGATGCCGGACTGCCGGAGGCCCAATGCGGGAGCTTCGTCGGGAAGCTCGTCCAGGACTACGGCGACGCCATCGTGATCGACGCCGTGCGCGCGGCCGTTGTGGCACAGCCGGCGGACCCATCCGAGTACCTCAAGGCCACTTGCCAGCGAATGCGCGGTGAGCGAAAGAGCCCGAACCGGCAGGAAGCGCTGGAAGCCAACAACCGGGCAGTGGCCGAGCAGGTCGCAGCCGAGATCGCGGGAGCCGCAGCATGACCCCCCAGGACGCAAGCAGATTTTCCACGCTGGTGGCGGACGTCCACGCGTTCTACCGCCAGGACTACTCGGTGTTCGCCGGGAAGGTCTGGTGGCAGGCGATGGCGCCGTTCTCGTTCGAGGCTGTGGCCGAGGCCTTCAACCGGCACTGCGTGAACCCGGATGCGGGGCAGTTCATGCCGAAGCCGGCAGACGTGGTGCGGATGCTGCAGGGCTCCACACAGGATTCTGCGCTCGTGGCCTGGGCGAAGGTGGATCGCGCGGTGCGCTCGGTTGGCACCTACAGGTCCGTCCGCTTCGACGATCCCTTGATCCACCGAGTTCTAATCGAAATGGGTGGCTGGATGTACTTGGGCGGGAAGGGCGAGGACGAGTGGCCGTTTGTCCGCAATGAGTTCGTGAACCGGTACCGCGGCTACCGGATGCGCAATGAAACGCCGGACTACCCGCCGCACTTGATCGGTATGGCCGAGGCCCAGAACGCCAAGAGCGGGTTTGCCATCGAGCAACCGACGCTCATCGGTGATCCGGCGCAGGCGGAACGTGTTGGGCTGGGGGGCACGAATGCTCCGATTCTGATGGTCACGCGAGCAGGCGAGCGGGCTGCCGCTGGCGTCCTGAGACTGGCTGACGCCAAGGGGCAAGCATGAGCATGTGGGGGCGGTATGCGAACGGACGAAGCCTGGCGCCACGAGTGCGAGGTGCGATGGCTGTCGGGAAGGTCGGACGCGGACGTGACGGCGTATCTGGTGAAGGTGGAAAAGCACCGGGGGCGGCCAGCAGCGGTGCAACTGGCATCGGACATCCGAGCGCACCGACGCGCAAGGCGAGCAAGTACGGCAATGAGCGGCTGACGGTGAATGGCGAGACGTTCGACAGCCGGCGCGAGATGGAGCGGTACTTCCATCTTCTGGTGTTGCAGCGGGCCGGACACATTTCGCAGCTGGAGCGCCAGGTGGTTTTCATCCTCGCGCCCGCGGTGGTCATCGGCGGCCGGAAACGTCCCCCGCTGAAGTACGTGGCGGACTTCGCCTACGTCGAGCGCGGCGCAAAGGTGAAGACGGTGGAGGACGTGAAGGGCGTCATCACCAAGGAATACCGGATCAAGCGACACCTGATGGCGGTGATGGGGTTTGAGATCAAAGAGGTGCGGTGATGGGCTGGAGCCTTGGATATGACAGCAATTGGAAGCGGGATGTTGGTTACGGCGTGCCGGCCGAGTGCGACCACCCATCGTGTTGCGAAGAGATCGATCGTGGGCTGGCGCACGTCTGTGGTGGCGACGTCTACGGAGGTGAGCGCGGATGCGGCCTGTATTTCTGCGGGAAGCATCTGTTCCTGTATGACCGTCTACCGCAGCTGTGTGAGCGGTGTGCGCCGCGCCGGCGCAAGCCGTTCCTGGCGAAGCCGGATCATCCGGCCTGGATCGAGTGGAAGTTGACCCACGAAAGCTGGGCGGAATGGCGGGCGGAGAACCCGGAAGAAGTGGCAAAGATGCAGGCAACCAAGGAGGTCAGATGAGCAACGCCATCAAGGTTCACGAGTCGTCTGTGGACGAGAAGCGATACCGCGCCGTGCTGGATGAACAGCAGATTCTCAGTGTCCTTGCCGCGGTGATTGCTGCCCAGGCCGGCGTGGATCTTGACGCCAAGAATGTCTCGCTGCGCACGGTGCACATCACTTCCCGTACGGGCAGCCTGAGCAGCACCAACAGGTACGAGGCCGTTGTCGAGATCGTGGTGGATCAGCGGGCCCAAGACGAAGGCCAAGCTGTATGACGGCCGCAGACATCTGCGACTGGTTTGCAGCCCTGGTGATGGCGGGCGTTGCGCTTCCAATTCTGTGGGGGATGGTTCGATGACCATGCTATGGACGGAGGCAGAAATGGTGAAGCTGGCCGATCTGGTCAGCCAAGGGCTGAAGTGGTCGGAGATCGGCTTCCGGTTGGGACGGAGCGGCAATGCCGTCCAGATGAAGGCGGCAAGCATGAATCTCGGGCCGAAGCCGTTCAAGGGCAAGCGGTCACCGGTGTGGCGACTGATCGTGAAGATCTGTGCAGATGGCCGGCCTCGCACCGTCCATGAGTTGGCTGCCGTCACCGGCGTGAGCCGCGTCCGCATCGACTGCCTTATGAAGGAGCACCACGCGGCACGCGAAGCGCACAGGGCGGACTGGCTGAAAAGTCGTCGAGGACCGCCTAAGCCGCTGTGGTTGCCTGTAGCCGGAAAAGACGCCGCGAAGCCGTATGTGCCGACCGCCGCCGAGCGACAGTGCGCCCGCATGCGCCGAATGAAGGAAGAAGACCCGCTCCGCTACAAGGCAATCGTCGACCGTTGCACGTTGCGGCGGAAGCTGAAGCGCGGCGCCGTGTCGCAGCAGCATCCGGTGGTGCAGGCGCTCTTTGGCATGGGGATGTCGGCATGACAGAGAAGCGGAAGGGCGGCCCTCTGTCCATCCTGGCGGCGAGGCTCTGCGATAACCCCGAATTCCGCCGGATGGTGGCCGTCCGCACCGGCAGGCCATGCGAGACGCCGGACGACGCGCGAGCCCGCATCCTGGAGCGATGCGGCGTCACGTCCCGGGCGGACATCGACCACGTGCCGGCGGCGGAAGCGGAATTCCACGCCGCATTCCGGCTGCCATGGATGCGGTGGCAGCAAGGCGCAAGAAAACAGAATCAGTTCACGAGATAACCGGGGAGCCACAGAGATGAACGAGACCGAGATCCTTTTCAACAGCGCGGACAGCGCACTCCGCTTTGCGTTCTCGTACTCGACGCAGCAGTACAGCCCGACGCCCATGGCGCGCGCGATGCGTGGCGGCAACGTTGGTACGGGGAAAGGGCTGGCTGGGGTGGACGGCGCTGGGCAGGCCGGCATGGTGCGCGCAGAGCTGCGGGACTTCAGCCTGTTGCACCAGGCCGTGTTGATTGCCCAGTTCGCGCCGGCGGAACTGCCGTGCGATTGCACCGCACCATGCTGCTCGGGGAGGAAGCCAAACCGGGAATGGGGTGAGGCCGTGTCGTTCCTGACGGAACATACCGCGCACCTGTTCGCGGGATCGCTCTCGCACTACAGGCTGAGACGGATCCTGATCGAGAGACACTTCGGCGCGCACCGCGGCGCGGACGGCAAGAAGATCACGCTGGAGCGGGTGGCTGAACATTGCGGCGTGCACCGGCAGACGGCGTCGACGCATCACCTGAAGCTGCTGACGTATCTGCGCGGCAAGAAGGGCATGGGCGGCGAAGTGGGGATCCAGGCGATCGCCCTTCAGCGTGCCGACGAACTTCTGCGGGACCGTGGCCTTGTGGGAATGGAGGAGGCGGCATGAGATGGATTTGCCTGACGATTCGCGGATGCAGATCTCTTCCCCACGTTGGCAGTCACCCCGGAACGGGGATTGTATTCCTGACCCTGTTGGCTGGCGCTGCAGCAGGTGTGGCACGTGGTGGGCTGAGTGGTGCGGTGGGTGGCGCGGCGCTCGTGGCCGCCTTCGTTGTTCCGCTGTACCTCGTCGGTGCCCACGATCGAGCCCATCTATCGGACCGGCTCACAGAAATACGCGGACGCAGTTCCGCTGAGAAGGAGGAATCGGCATGAGCCACGACGCGGTTTCGGAAGTTTCCGTAAGGATCTGCCGGGCGCTGCTGGGTGATGCGCGGAAGGTGGACTGCGACATCATCGAAAGCCACATCCGCGAACTGCTCTGCGCCACGGCG